TCTGAGCGCATCCCCGGCGGCAGCGGCTTCAACACCGCTATCAATCCGTCGATCACCTCTGCCGACAGCGACGGCTCGTATCAGACGGGTTCGCGCTGGATGGTTCCGGTGTTCGCCAAGTCGGGCATGGCTATCGGAATGTGGAATGACATTCAAGCCAGCGTTGATCGCCGTGCGGACAAGCGCAACTCGTGGCAGGTTTATGTGACCGGCACCTTCGGTGGCGCTCGCCTCGAAGAAAAGCGCTGCGTCCTCATCAACTGCAAGTAAGGAACTGCACAAATGGCTGCTTACCTCTCTACTGACTTGACCGGCAGCGCCAATGCGACAACGGTTCCGGTGGGCTACAAGCCCGCCGCTACGGTTGTCGGCGCTCGCCTTCGCCGTCTGCGCGGTTCGTTTACCTACGCCTCGCAGACGACCTCGGACACGCTGGTTATTGGCAATCTGCCGACCGGTGCGACCTTTGCTTACGGTGTGCTGACGGCTTCTGCTTCGTCGGGTTCGACGACGCTCGCCATCGGCATCACCGGCACGACTGGCAAATATCGCGCTGCGGGCGCGTTTACCGCCACCGACACGCCGACGCTGTTCGGCACGGCGACGGCAGCGAGCGCTGCCCCGCTCTCGGCGGAGGAGCAGGTGTTCATCACGATTGCGGGCGCTACGGCTCCTTCGTCTGGCACACTGGTAGTGGATCTCTACTACTCTATGCCGTGATAAATGCGGGGCCGGTCATTCCGGCCCCGTTCTCCTAAACAGGACAGACGCAGATGACCTACTACTATGGCATCAACAAAGGCGAGGACGAATACACTGCCTCGACCTCTACTTCCTCGACGACCAGCAAAGAGATCGAGGTTGTAGTGAACAACACGAACGTCACGGACAAAGCGTCTGTGATTATCGCGTTGGAGAAACTCATCAATGTTATTCTCAAGAATAACTACCCGCTCTGACAGATAGGTGAGATATGCCCATTCGTCGCGCTGACGATGTTCAATACGTTCTCGGCTCGAACGTGTCGGCATCCGGGTCCGCCGTTTCTATAAAGGGCGGTGAATATATATTCACGGTCGAAGGCACCGCTGGCGGCTCGACTGCTAGTCTTCAAGTGAAATCGCCCAACGGAACGTGGTCGGACATTTCTATCTTTTCTGGATCGGTCGTTAAATCGACGACGCTTCCATACTCTCAGACGGGTATTGATCTACCGGCAGGCGATGTCCGTATCGCCCTTACAGGCGGCTCCCCGAGCGCCGTCTACGCTTACTTAGTTGGTCTTGGCTAATGGCGCAGTCTGTAGTCGATATTTGCAATAGCGCACTACAGCGCGTCGGCGCTACGACAATCTTGAGTATTTCGGATAATAGCCCGGAAGCTCGGGCTTGTTCTGTAGCCTACGACAGCAATCGCCGTGACGAACTCCGAAAATACAAATGGAACTTCGCGATCTCTCGGGTCGTTCTCGCGCCTGACGCCACAGCGCCAGCCTTCGACTATACCTACGCATTTAGTCTTCCTAGCGATTGTCTTCGTGTTCTGCGTCCTCCTACGCCGGGTCTTGATTGGCAGGTGGAAGGGCGTAAAATCCTTACTAATTACGATGATATACTTAATCTTCGTTATATTAAGGATGTCACTGACGTTACACAGTTCGACGCTGCGTTTTATAACGTTGTTGTTGCGGCGCTTGCAGTAGATATTGTCGAGCGGCTTACTCAGTCGAACGTCAAGAAAAGAAACTTAGTAGAAGAATATAACGATGCCGTCGTCATGGCGAAGCGGGTCAATGCCTTTGAGGCCGGGCCAGAAGACGCTCCCGATGATGATTGGTGGATTGCGAGGCTCTGATGCCTCGCGCAACGTGGTCCCAAAATAATTTTAACGGCGGCGAATGGTCCCCATTGGCGTATGGCCGCGCGGATCATCCAAAATATAAATACGCCCTTGCGACGTGCTTGAATTATGTTCCGACGCCACAAGGCGGCCTGACGCGCCGCCCCGGCACTAAGTTCATTGCAACGGTGAAGAACAGCGCGAACGCAGTTCGCCTTTACCCTTTTGAGTTCTCTACGACGCAGGCTTACGTCCTAGAGTTTGGGCCTAGCTATGTTCGGTTCTATACGAACGAAGGGCAGTTAATCCATTCTGGAACCGCTGCCTACGCAACAGCCACGATCACAGTGACAATTGCAAGCCCCGGCGTTGTAACTTGGAACGCCCACGGTTTCTCAAATGGTGATACAGTAGCTTTTACGACTACTGGCGCATTGCCGACCGGCTTGGCGGCGAATACGGCGTATTATGTCATCAACGCTACTACGAATACATTTCAGTTATCCGCTACAGCGGGCGGAACCGCTATCAACACGTCTGGTAGTCAGTCGGGAACCCATACAGGGTATAAGTCCTACGCTGCCGGCTCGGCGGTTTCGTATAGCGGAACGATATATGTTTGTATCGCCACGTCAGTAGCTAATTTACCTACGAACACGACCTATTGGTATGCTCAAACGACGACCGGCGGCGTAACCCCATTTGAATTACCGACACCATACGGCGCGTCGGACCTGTCTGGCCTAGCGTTCGTTCAATCAGCAAATGTTTTATACATTGCCCACAATAACTATGCGCCGAGAACCCTAAACAGAACTGGTGCGTTGTCGTGGTCTCTTAGCACATTGGCGGTTACAGACGGTCCGTATTTGCTTTTGAATACGACGACGACAACTCTTACGTCGAGTGTTGCGGGACCGGGATCGGCGACGGTAACGGCGTCGTCTGTTGCGGGCATAAACGGCGGATCAGGTTTTCTCTCGACTGATGTTGGCCGGGTTATCCGTCTCAAGTCTGGCACAAACTGGGGTTGGGGGACGATCACGGCCGTCGCCAGCACGACATCGGCAACGGTCAACTGGACAACGGCGGTCGGCACAACTGCCTCGGCGAATTGGCGTCTGGGCGTCTGGAACTCGGCCAATGGGTATCCGGGCGCGGTGGCCTTCCACCAAGATCGTCTGACGTTCGGTGGCGTCCCTAACTTTCCGAACCGCATCGACAGTTCTAACGGCGGCGATTATACGAACTTTTCCCCAACCGGCGTAGACGGCACGGTTGTTGATACGAACGCGCTTTCCTTCAATTTGGCGTCTGCCAAAATGAATGTGATTAATTGGATCGTGTCGGACGAGTGGGGCATGCTCGTTGGCACATCGTCGAATGAGTGGGTTATCGCGGCTTCTACAACGCAGGTCGCGTTGACGCCGACAAACATCAACGCCAAGCAGTCAACAGCTTACGGCAGTAATGGCGTCTATCCCGCGCGTATGGGTAAATCTACGCTGTTTGTTCAACGAACGGGTCGAAAGATCCGCGAGATGACGTATCAGCTTATGATGAACTCGTTTCAGGCGGCGGACATCTCTTTACTGGCCGAGCATTTGACAAAGGGCGGCATTAAGCAGCTTGCCGCGCAGAACACTCCGAACCCTGTTTTGTGGGTTGTTCGCAACGATGGAACTCTCGTAGGTATATCCTACGAAAAAGATCAGGAAATCGTCGGCTGGCACCAACATCAGTTCGGTGGGTATTCAGACGCCGCACAGACTTTACCCCCGGTAATTGAAAGCGTTGCCGTTATCCCATCACCGACGACAATCCGCGATGATCTTTGGGTCTGCGTTCAAAGGTATGTGAATGGCGCGGTTGTGCGAACTGTTGAACTTCTCAACAAATACTGGGAAGATGGCGACGCCATATCCGACGCCTTTTTTGTCGATTGCGGCGCGACATATTCAGGTTCTTCCACTACGACGGTGTCTGGACTGACGTGGTTGAAAGGCCAAACTGTCAGCGTTCTTGCGGACGGTTCTGTTCACCCCGATTGTGTCGTCAACAGTTCTGGCGTCATTACGCTATCTCGCAGCGCGACGAAGGTTCAAGTCGGCCTCGGCTATAACAGCGATGGCCGCACAATGCGCATTGAAGCCGGCGGCGCGGACGGCACGGCGCAGGGCAAGCTAAAGCGCATTCATCGAGCGATATTCCGCATATTCCAGTCGGTAGGTCTAAAAGTAGCCGCTACGTCGGCTTCGACATATCCCGAACCGTTCCGGTCCAGCGCGGACAAAATGGATAACCCGGTTGCGCTTTATACCGGCGATAAGCGTTGGGCGTGGGACGGCTCTTATGAGTTGGAAGGTCAAATCTTCTGGCGACAAAGCGATCCGCTGCCGAGCAACGTGCTTATGGTTGTCGCGCAGCTTGAGACACAGGATGGCGGCTAATGGACCCGATCACGATTGGCGCGCTAATCTCGGGAGTGACCAGCATATTCGGCGGCGGCGCGGCTGCGGCCGGCGGCGGCTTTTTATCCG